CCAAGGCAACTTTGTTCAACTTCCCGATGACTACCACGACGAACCACGGATCACGGAACCAAGGGAGTATTACTAATGGGCAACTTAAACAAAGCAGAAATGAAAGCTTTAAAAAAAACACAACCAAATCTTGAAAAAGAATTACGTCCTTTAAAAAAAGGAGAAACATTTTATTATGATGAAGATACCGGAAAATTTTCAATAAGAAAAATAGAAAAGAAAAAAGATATTGACAGAACAGAAGAATACATGGATTTTAAATCTGGTAAAAAAGATGAAGGATACAAAGTAATGGAAGCCGCTAAAGGCGGAGAAGTAAAAGGCTACCACAAAGGTGGACCAGTTCACAAGAAAAAAAATACAATGGCAACAACCAAAGGTTGGGGCATATCAAGAAAAACATAAGGAGCATTACTAATGGGTGATAAAACAAACAAAATATTAAGTAAAGTTGCTGCAGTGGGGTCTGGTAGAGTAAGCCCAAAATTTGTTGGAATGGAACTTATTGATAGACTTAAAGCGCAATTAAAAGAAGCTAGAGAAGCTATGAAAAATAAAAATGCCAAAGGCGGAATGATAAAAAAACGTTACGGCGGTTCTGTTAAAAAGAAAACAAAGAAGAAAACATAATGAGTTTCCAGTCGGCCTCAAACGCACACACCTCTGACTGGGTTAGTCGCATGGCGGTGAAAGCCGCCACCGCGATGGAAAAGTAAATATGGCAGTAGAAGATAAAATACCATCGAAAAGAGCAGGCGACATTGCCGGTGAAGATCTTTTTGATAAAAAAGTAAAGCAAGCAGGGTTCGCGAGCAAAGGTGATTTTAATGATGCTTATAGAGCAGCGGGCGGTGACTTTAAAGCAGCAGGTCATAAAGCCGCGTTTAAAGATTTTTTAAACTACCATTTAAGACAAGCAGCAAAAGAATCATCTGATATGTTAGTCAAAGATGTTGTTCCTTATAAAAATATAATGACAGACACAGTTAAGAAAAATTTTGAAAGATTAGCAGGCGGCGTGGAACCCGGACGAATAGGTGCACCAGAAAATAAAGCATACTATCAAGCAGCAATGGCTGCGGAAGCAGATGCAAAAGCACTATATCCAGAAGAAACAAAAGCGGCGGCAAAAAAAAGATTATCTTATTTAAAAAAAGCTATAGCTGATATGGGTGTTCCAAGAGCGTGGATAAAAGCAAATATAGGAAGAATATCCTCTCTTGTTTTAGGAGTTAGTTCCATACCTACTGCAATAGCTTCTGGTTTATTATATGCAGGAACAGCAAAACCACTCGGTGCCAAAGAAGATGAAATGTTTGAGAAGCGTAACGCAGAAAAAAGAAAAAAAGAAATGATGGACAAGTACAACGTAACACAAGAACAAATAAATCAAATTGCAAATCAACCAATAGATCTACTTGCACCAAGAAAAAACATGGGTGGTATGATGGACATAAATAATATGATAAGACCTTTAAGGAGTAGATAATGGATAAAAAAGAAGAACTAAAAAGACAAAATTATTTTGATTATAAACGCGATGAGTTTATGGCAATGGATGAATACCTACAAAGTTCTATATCAGAAATAGATTTACAAAAAATGAATGAAGGCGGTATGATGACTATGGAAAATATGACCATGCCAATTGGTTATCAAGAAGGAGGACCTGTGCCAAGAAGCAGGCAGCAATCTGTAATGGAAGAAGAAGCAATGCAACAAGCAATGCAAAATAAACAACGAAGAGCTCAATTAGAACAAGCAATGATGGATGCTGAAGAAAATAGACTTTCTAAAATTGATCCCAATGATCCAGAGTCAGAATCTATGAGCACCTATGGACAAATTAGCGATGCAGATAGATTAAAAGTTGCTATGATGATAGCTCGTGAACAAGGTAATATATCTGAAGAAAATATATTTAAAATATTAAATGAATTAATGAGTGTGTCTGGAATGGCAGGCGGTGGAATTGCAGGATTATAATGGCTATAGAAAAAAATAATCCAGAACTTATTGATCTAGAAATAGAACAAGGCTCGGAACAAGAAATAACATCTCCTATGATGGACGGTGATGCGATGATGATGGAAGACGGATCAGCAATCGTGAACCCTGCAGAAGATGTGTCAGAAGAAGGTGCTTTTAATGCAAACCTCGCAGAACTTATTCCAAGTGATGAATTATCAGCTTTAGCTAATGAATTAGTTAGTGACTACGAATATGATAAAGATGCTAGAGGCGATTGGCTTAAAACATATACCGAAGGACTAGACCTATTAGGATTTAAATACGAAGTAAGATCAAAACCTTTTGCTGGTGCAACAGGAGTAACACACCCATTACTAGCAGAAACAGTTACACAATTTCAAGCGCAAGCTTATAAAGAGTTACTACCTCCCGAAGGACCTATTCGTACACAAATAGTAGGTGATATAACACCAGAGGTTGAAGAGCAAGCACAACGTGTTAAAGAATTCATGAACTATCAGATTAGTTATGAAATGGAAGAATACGATCAAGAACTTGATCAAATGTTATTTCATTTACCACTAGCAGGTAGTGCCTTTAAAAAAGTTTATTATGACGCTGTAAAAGGTAGAGCGGTTTCTAAATTTGTTCCAGCAGAAGATGTGGTTATGCCATATGTTTCAACGGACATGGAATCTTGTGAACGTGTTACACATGTTGTTAAGACAATGGGTAACGAGTTACGTAAAAAACAAGTAAGCGGAATGTACCGCGATATTGAAGTATCAATGTCACAAGCAGATAAAAATGAAGCTGGAGAAAAGTATGATGAATTAGATGGTATTACTGCTACACAAAATGCAGAGGACATAGTACTTCTAGAGTTTCATTGCGATTTGGACATACCGGGATTCGAAGATAAGAACTCGCAAACAGGAGAACCTACTGGTATAAAACTACCTTATGTTGTTACTGTTGACGAAGGTTCCGGAGAAGTTTTATCTATATATAGGAATTACAATGAAACAGATCCCCTTCGTAAAAAGATACAATACTTTGTTCACTATAAGTTTTTACCCGGCCTTGGCTTTTATGGTTTTGGTCTTATCCACATGCTCGGAGGTCTCTCAAGAACTGCGACATCAGCCCTACGTCAACTCATTGATGCTGGTACGTTGTCCAATCTCCCTGCAGGCTTTAAAGCAAGAGGGCTGCGCGTTAGAGACGATGATCAACCGCTCCAACCCGGAGAATTCCGGGATGTAGATGCACCGGGAGGCGCGATCCGCGAATCCTTGATGTTGATACCTTATAAAGAACCAAGTGCGACTCTTTTCCAACTACTAGGATTTGTTGTTGATGCAGGCAGAAAGTTTGCTGCTATTGCTGATAACAAAATGGGCGAAGGCTCACAAGCAAATCCAGTGGGCACAACAATGGCAATCATGGAACGCGGCACGAAAGTGATGAACGCTATACATAAACGATTACATTACGCACAAAAAGTTGAATTTAAATTACTATCACGAGTCTTTGCTGAAAGTTTACCTGCTGAGTATCCTTATGCTGTTAGAGGTGGAAATCGAGTTATTAAACAACAAGACTTTGATGAGCGCGTCGATATACTTCCCGTTTCTGATCCGAATATTTTTTCTATGTCTCAGCGGGTAACGCTGGCACAAACTCAAATGCAAATGGCAACTTCTAATCCGCAAATGCACAACATGCATGAAGCGTACAGACGTATGTATGAAGCACTGGGTGTAAGGGATATTGATAAGATATTAACACGTCCTCAACAACCACAACCGGAAGATCCGGGAATGGAGAATTCTAAATCATTACAAATGATGAAGCTACAAGCATTCCAAGGACAAAATCACAAAGCACATATTGATGCACATCAAGCCTTTATGTCATCAATGTTAGTAAAAAATAATCCTCCTACAATGGGAATATTACAATCACATATATCTGAACATTTGTCATTTATGGCGAGAGAAGAAATTATGGAAAAAAACAAACAAGAAATGGAAGAGCAAGCAGCACAATTTGGTGGACAGATACCACAAGAACTACAACAACAATTCCAAATGGAAATAGAAAATCAAGTTGCAGAAAAAATTGTAGAAATGACAGAGGCTTTAGTGGCAGAAGAACAAGAATATCTTGATTCACAAAACTCTGATCCATTAATTGACTTGAAACAACAAGAACTAAACATTCGTTCACAAGAAATACAACAAAATAAACAACTTGCTGAAGAAAAATTAGATTTAGATGTTGAGAAACTTAATTTTGAAGGTGAAAAACTGCAACAAAAAGATGACATGGACAAAGAAAAATTACAAAGCCAAGAAGATCAAGCAGATCTAAGAGCAGAAGTAACTTTAGCAGGTCAAAGAGGGCGTGATGGGAGTAGATAAAAGAATAGCAAGACTACTTGCAAAGAAATATAAGAAAAAATTTGGTACTAGAGTTGGTGATCCAAGTAGTATAAGAAAACAATTAGCAAAAGGTACTAGTGTATCTCAATACATGGCAAAAGACGGAGGCTACATTGAAAAAAAAGGTAAAAAAGTTGTTAAAAAAAGAAAAACTACCAAAAAGAAGTAGTCCAAAAGCAAT